CCATCACACTCAGAGTAATCTAAGTCTAACTCAGGTTGTTCAGTAAGTGGCCAGAAAAATTTAAATTCAGTCTGATACATGGTCGGCAACCGGACTACGTTTACTTAAATACGCATCTGCATATTTTCTCTTAGATTCTTCCACATCATAACCAACCGGTTTGAATAAAGCTGGATACAGAGGGTGAAGAAGTTTCTCAGTAATTCGTTTTGAATATTCTTCGAGTACTTCCACTTCGTTTTTTCCTTTAGAGATTAATCGCATAGCTCTTTCCATTTCAAACTTTATAACTTTTTCGGACCATTCTGAAAATGATTCGTCATTGTAGGTTAGTTGCATTGGCTTCTGGAAGCGCTTGGAAAACAGTTGACCATTGCTTTAGTTTCTCAACTTTAGCAACAGCTGCAAAGTCTACGGATTCAACTGAAATAATACCCAAGTCCATCATAATATCCACCATAGCAACCAAGTCACCAACCTCTTCTTCTAAGTGTTGACGATTGGTTTTAGGTTTACCTGGTTTGATATTATCCATACCAAATCGGTTACACTTACTAATCGCTTGAATAACTTCAGCACACTCTTCAGCCAAAATGGCCATCACTTCTTCTTCTTGATTCATATTAATCACTCAACAATTGTTGTTTTTCTAAAATAAAGGATTCTGCAAAGTCTTCAGCTGCATCCAATGTTGGTAATGTTTCACGATAAAAGAATTTATTGTTCACATACAAATTAACCAGGTAACCTAGGTCAGTATCGTATACCAATGCTTTCTTATCGGCGGTTATTGAATTGTGTTCAGATAACAGTATCATTATTTCCTCCATTAACATAATTTGCAGCTAGGTCTTCCGCATCTTCTTCGTTAAACCCACCTTCGATTCCAATAGTTTCACCATCTCTAAAAAATTCTACAAAAAAAGGAAGTACAACTCCAGTTGGTATATACAATACCTTGGCTACCAGGCGGCCACAATCGCCAACAAAATCTACAATTTCTTCTATCATGCTATCATTCCAATAAATCGGTTAAGTACTACTCGGTTCATTACACGATTTTTAGTATACTTACTAAACGCTGAAACCAAGCCACGTCTGGTGACGTTTTCTTTTACATCAAATTCTACGTCATCTTCAGTATCTAGGCTCTCGGATCTTAGAAAATAATATTCATCAAAACCGGCAGTTGTTACTACCAAAGTTTTTTCTTTTCTAAATTTCAACTTGATAGAATCAAAGTCAGCTGTCTTCGGAAAGAATTCACGTGTTCTACTCATCTCACGGCCGGCCAACACATAAAAACCAACAACATTACAACCTGTACGTTCTTTCAATAACTTAACCAATATAGAAGTATTCTTCATTCCAAAAGAAGAAGAATCCACAATCTCTTGTGCTTTCGTTACAGGATCACGAATAATCATTTGTTTCTGTGAACGTGGAATATAAACACCAGGTTGATATGAATCACTATCAGTAGATGTAATATAACCATCTGGTCGTTTGACAAACACGTTTCTCCAAGAATGACCTTCACCGTCAGTTAGAAACACAGTATTTACAACTTGAAGTTTATAATTCTTTTGAAAAGCAGGAACAATTTCCATGGCCGCCAAAACAGCTTCATTCAATGGAGTGCCACCAAGACCAAACAAATCAGAACGATAGTAACGGCTATTTGAAATTTTCAGAAGCAAGTTACAACCATAAGAATATTCTGATGCAGTCATCTTACTCGACAAGAAATTAATTAAACGGAATCTACCGATATCGATATCACCTTCAATTGGTTCTTGATTGTAATTATCAGGTGTTTCAGATGAGAAAGCATACACTTCATAAGGAATGCTTACTTTCTTACAAAACATTGTCAGAGAAATAAGTTGTTTAACTGTATTCTCTAAGTGGTTTGTCATCGAACCAGACCAATCAATGAACATAATCAAACCATGTGACTTACCACCTGGAATAACTGTCATTTTACGGAAGATATCTTCAGAGAATTTGTAAGAATAAATCTTGGACATGTCCAGTTCACCAGTCTTGGCAATTGAAGCACGTTTAGATTGTTCTGCGTTTTTACGCATTTCAAATTCTTTAGCAAGATATGAAACTACCTTGTTTGTTTCTTTACGAATCTTTGCAAAAGACGTTGAGTGTGTTATAAGTTTAGCCAGTTCTGGTTCATAACTACGGAAATCTGCATACACATTCTTGTATTTCCAGATAACTTTTTCCATATTCAACTTTGGCAGGTTGCCGTAGTAATATGCACTACCTTTTTCCGCATAAAGTTTGGTTTGATTCTTCTTAAATTCTTCATCTGTTAATGACCGGATTTCACCATCATCTTGAGATGATTCAGAACCACCAGTACCAGATTGGAAATCACGATTTTCTTTCTTTTCGCCTTGTGGACCTTCATCTGCATTTTCATCAGATGAACTTGCATCTAAATCATATTCATCTTCGAAATCATCATTATCATCAAATTGAAATCCGTCTTCTTCTTCGGTTTCTTCTAAACCTTCTTCAAGCATCTTGGCTTTTTTCTTCTCACGCTCTTCTTTAGCGTAGATACCAATCATACGAGCAACTTCTAAAACGTCTTCATATGATTGAGTTTTTTCAATTGCATCAACCAATACACGTTCTTGAGTATTAAAAACAATTCCTTGAGTTGGACCACCTTTGAAAAATAGATTCAATCGGTCAAGAATATTCATATCATTAAGGTCTGCACCTTTAGTGCCAAAGAAATCTTTCTCAATCAGTTCTTTATAACCACGAACAAACGAACTACGAATACCAGGATATTTGTTTTTGATTTTACGTTCAATGCGAGCATCTTCAACCATATTAGCAACGGCTTGCAAACCTTCATCAAAAGCAAGTTTTAAACCATCTTTAGGTGTGTAAAGTGCATGGCCAACTTCATGAGCAATAAAAAGATCATACAGATAACTAGAAATGTCATTATCAAGTTTAGGAATAATCAAAACACGCTTTTCCACATCAAAAGATGCAGTCTGCACAGCACGTTGTTCTACGTGTAGATTTTCTGTAGCCATCAATTTGGCTAGAAGTGATTTTGATTCAGAAATTTGCATGGTTTCTCCGTAAGTAATATAGTAATTATACAGGCTCCACACAAATAGTCAAGCGAATTTGTGTCAAAAACCTATATGTTGTAAAAAAACAACATTTTACTCAGTTTTGGTATCTTTTACCTCAGTAATGTACAAATTTCCGTCTTTTTCTTCTACATTTAAGAGTGTTCCCTCTTCCCAACCCATTTCCTTAAGGATTTCGGGTGGAATTGTGAGAACGCTATCACCGGATCCGTCTCCAGCGTCTTCAATTGTTGTTGAATAGGTCTTGTTGTTCATCATTTTTCTTTGTCCAAGCGTGGAATACGATATCTAGGCGTTGCCAAGGTTGCAATTCATCGGAATCGATAGGTTCTTTAAGATAATCCAAGTTAGGTTTAGTCGGCTGTGTCATTCTGTAGTGTCCCTTAGTGTTAAATGAAAATCAATTGCTCTGTTTAATTCCACGGCGAGCTCCGTGTTCTCTTTTACAAGAAAGAAAGCGACTTGATCTAGAGGAACTTTTTGTAGATAGTATATAATCTCATCAATTCCTTGTAGAATCTCATCTTCTTCATTCGGTGAATACATTTTTTAACTCCTTATTGGGATGTTTGACCTTTCGAGCATAGTCTACTACACTTTTATGTCTTTGTAAAGGTTTAATTGGTGTGCGACACACAGGACGTTGTATTTTCACAACAAAAGATATTTTTTTACTCATTTTATCTTCTCATGTTAGATATTTCTACGGCTTCCGTGTTATTAAACACAGGAACAGCGTTTGATTTGTGAAGCGTTGCAATACCGATGACTTTATCACCAGTATAAACTTTTGGAGGTGCTTTGGGAGCTGAACCCGTGTCTGCTGAATTGAGACTAGGGTAATATGGCGTTTCTCGGACAAAAGCTTTTGGTGTGTTAAATGTTTTAACACTCTTACTAGAGAAACTGGAACGGGAAAAGCTCGGCATTGGCTTGTTTACTTTATCAAGCCATTGCTGGTATTCCTCACGCACCTGCTTTGGTGCTAACTTTCTTTTAGACTTCTTAATTGTACCATGAATAATCATAAAACCTCCAACAGAATTATGATTATAACACAGCTACATTTTAAAGTCAATATGCGTGTTGTTTTTACACAACACTAGTTACGGGGATAATTATCTTCATAATCCTCATAATCTTCTTCCATGAGTTCTTCTTCGTATACTTGACGCAATATTTTTTTTCTTGATACTGAATCAAATCTCTGTTTTCTAGATTCGTAACCGGAGTCCTCAGAAAAATCTCCGTTTCTACGAAATCTACTATCCAACTTAGTCAATTTAATTTCTCCTACTTTTTGACTTTAAAAAACAAACACCTCCCCAAACGGGGACAAAAAAAGAATTATGGAATACATTTTAGATTATGGTAATAGTTGTGGAAAGGCTTCTTTAACGAATTTGTAGTCTAGTCCCTTGACACCTTGGTCTTTTTTGAAGATACCAACAACCACTTCTGCTTCACGTGGTTCTAGGGATTCTAGTAATTGAATAATTAGTTCGTTTCGCTTTCTATCATCTAGTTTTTCTGCGGTTGCATCACCTTTTCGGAATAAATATAACTTTCTCATTTCGGTGGAAAGTTGACAAGGTGAGTTGCCGGGAATAGTTGATTTGGATCCCATATAGTTATCAGGAACATCGGTAATTTTCCATTGCCAATCTGGATGGAATGTGAGTTGCAATACATCAACAAGTACTTTTGTTAAGTTCTTTTCAATGACTGCCATTCTCTCTTTTTTGTTCTTACATTCTTCAAACTCATCAAATATTTCATAAACATTTTTCATTAGAATTCCTCAATTACGGCCATTAAATTTTTAAGTTTCTTTTCGATAAAATAGTTCAATAAACCCGAACGTGATGCAACAGGCACCGTATCGTATGTATTTATAATTTTATCTTTTAACTCACTAGGAATGTTTGTCAGGTCAATGAGTGTTTGATTGCGTGAA